ACCAAATTAGAAAAAATATCATCTTTCTTAGTAATCTTATCAGTCATAATAATGGCAACTTTTTTGCTATATCTTTTCTTATCTTCTGTATCATATATAGCAGAACACTTTTCAGAGTTTACATGGAAAGTATTTAGCATTTTATAAGGAGGGAACAACATGGCAAAATTAACAAATAAATTATTACGGTACAAAGTAATGTTCACAAAAGGGGGCACAGGCGGTTACACCGCTCGCGTTATGATACCAAAAGAAGCGATACGAGATTTGGATATTCATCCCGGGGATAGTATTGAGTACACGCGTGTACCTCACGGATTGCTATTAAGAAAAGTGCAAAAGGACGGTGACTAAAAGATGGCAAATAAGCGTATAAAAAAGAAACAAACAAAGAAGCAAATTATTCAACAGTTATATTCTAAAGAGTACATCAATTACCTTGCACGTGTTAGAAATCAGCAAAAACAAGGTGTACAAGTAAAAATTATTAAACGTGTCAAGAATCCTACTCAAGCGTCTATTGAAGTATTGAAAAGACAGACAGCTAAAAAAATACGTGAGAACGCGTCTGTTGTTGATATGCTTACAGGAGAAGAAATAACAGCTAAAGAGTACGGTCGCAAAAAAGCACTTGAAAGAAACAGAGTTTTTATAAAATTAACGCTACAGGAACAGGAATATGCTAGACTACATGATTTTGGTTTAAAGGAATTAAAAGAACTACAAAAGACAGGTATCAAGGTAAATATAGCAACGCCTGTATTAGATTACGAAGCAATTATAGATTCTTGGTACGATTCTTTAGAAAGTTTTGCACCAAAAACAGCTAACTGGTTAAGAGAAAAAACAGACGCTTTATTGGGTAATGCATCTGATAAAGAAAGGGCGTTATTTGCCTATACATACGCTAAAGAACCCGAAGCATTTCCAACAGAGCCATACATGGACAATGCTACGGTTGACGCTATATTTTGGAACATTTTGCATAGAATGGGCGTTATTAGCACAACAGAAGATTTCAAAGAATTTTTGCAAGAGCAAGATATTGTTATTGAGAACGAATAAAAAGAGGTGAGCATAAATGCCACGAAAAAAGAATATAACATTTTGGGCGTGCGATTTTGAGACGGCGGTATGGGGTCAAAAAGTAGAACAGGAAAAAGGTAAAAAACAAGACAGTACAGAAGTTTGGTGTGGCGCTGATGTGGCATTATATGATGAATCGGAAACCGTAACAATAACACACTCTATAAGAGATTTTTTAAATAGATTTTTGAGAATGAAAGGAAATAATATATTATACTTTCATAATCTTGCATTTGATGGCTCTTTTATCGTGGATTTTTTGTTAAAAGAGGGTTGGACGTGGGTTCATTGTAAAGATAAAGAAATGAAGTCAAAAGAGTTTCAAACTTGTATATCTGATATGGGGTCATGGTATTGGATAAAATTAAAATGGAATAAGACCTTTTTAGAAATTCGAAACTCTTTAAAGCTTATGCCCTCTTCATTAAAAAATATTGGAAAATCATTTGGCACAAAGCACCAAAAGCTAGACATGGAATATGAGGGTGAAAGATACGCTTATTGTGATATATCTGAAAATGAGAAAAAGTATATTGAAAATGATGTGTTAGTGTTAAAAGAAGCTCTTGAAATGATGTTCAATGAAAAGCATGATAAATTGACTATTGGTTCATGCTGTCTATCAGAATTTAAAGGGTTTTATGATGCTAAACAATATGCTAAGTTATTCCCAGATATTAGAGAAGATTATATAGACGAATCTATCACAGGGGTATGGAATCAGTGGGACTATATACACAAATCATACCACGGAGGTTGGTGCTATGTAAATCCGCGTTATGCTCATATGGTAGTAGGTGAGGGATTAGTATATGATGTAAATTCTCTATATCCGTCTATGATGCATAGCATTAGTGGAAATAAATACCCGTTCGGGCATGGGGAATATCACAGAGGTGCTCTATCCGATGAGCTTATTAACTCTACAAATAAATACTTTTTTATTCGCTTCAATTGTAGATTTCAGTTAAAAGCAGGGGCATTTCCATGGGTTCATATCAGACAGAGTGCGTTATATAAAGCGAATGAAAATTTATACACTTCTAATGTTCGGTGTAAAGGGGAATATTATCGATATTATCGCGATATTGACGGACAAATACATGATACTAACGTCACTCTAACTATGACTTGTACTGATTGGGAGTTGTTCCAAGAAACTTATGATATTTATGATTTAGTTATTTATGATTATATATGGTTCTATGCTAGGGTTGGATTTTTTGATGAATATATAGACAAATACGGAGAAGAAAAAAGAACATCAAAAGGTTTTAAAAGACAAAAAGCAAAACTCTTTTTAAATAACCTTTATGGAAAATTTGCTATGTCTGACAATTCATCATATAAAGAGCCTTATCTTGATAATGACGGTATTATAAGATTTATACTACATGAGGAGCATGAAAAGAAAGTTGGATATATCCCAATAGGTAGTGCTATTACTTCTTATGCTATGAATTTTACTATAAGACATGCTATGGCAAATTATGAACGATTTTGTTACGCTGATACGGATTCGATACATATTATAGGAACAGAAAAAGCAGAAAAGGTTGTAGAGCATTCTACTAACTTTTGTTGTTGGAAATGCGAAAGTACATTTGATTTTGCTTATTATGAAAGGCAGAAAACTTATGCAGAGCATATTATTGAAGAGAATCATATACCCTGTAAGCCTTATCTTGATATTAAGGCTTGCGGTATGAGTAGTCAAGCGAAAAGAAAATTTATAGAAGATGGACGAGACATATCTGAGTTATCCACCGGTCTTAGTATGAAGACTTGTAACTTAAAAGCAGAGCGCGTAAAAGGTGGGATTGTATTAAGAAATAAAGACTTCAATATACACGAACAAAAAGATAAAAAAATTATCATATAATACTTGACTATATTTAGACGTTGTGTTATTATAATAATGTAATAAATAAATCATATTACATTACATTCACACTCACGAAAACAGAAAAAAGGAGGAAAAAAGATGTTTACAAGGACATTAGTAACGGCAGAAGTAACCGTAGAAAGAATCTACAAAGACAAGGAGACAGGTGAAATTAAGAAAGATTGCTTTGATGAGAAATTTCCGGGTTGTAAGACAAGAGACAAAGCGGAGATTTTGATTGAAAAGCAGTATAAAGGTGATATTGTTTCAATTTTAGACATCAAATTTAAACTGGAAAAACGTGTAATGACTGATGAACAGTTCTTACTCAATTCAGATGTAAAGAGCGAAAAAATTGTCACTGAAGCAGAATTGCAGGAAATGAAAAAGGAAGATTAGCAGGAAAAATAGGAGGAAATTGATATGGTAGAAATTAGAGAAATGAGTAGAGAGTTCACAAAGGTAGAAAAATATTTGATGACCACAGCACCTGACATTGAGCCATTAAAAAATATCGTTGATGGCGAATCAATCCCAGTTGATGGATATATTATCTTTGATGACATTAAAGATAACGGTGATGTGCAGGAGATTGTAAGCATTATTACGCTAGACAAGAAAGTATATTCTGGACAGTCCGCAACGTTTAGACAGTCTTTGAAAGATATTGAAAATGTAATGGACGGTGAAAAATTTTCTATTATTAAAATTAGCGGAAAGACAAAAGCAGGACGCGATTATATTAATTGCACCTTAGACGTATCAAATTTATAACATGATGCCGTGAGAATACCATTTTATGTTCTCTTCTTCTAAAGGGGTGGCTGTACGCCACTCCTTTTTTAAAAATAAATGTTTCACGTGAAACATTAAGGAGGTATTAAAATGAAAAATGATTGTTATTATCATTGTGACAGATTATTAACTTTAAAGGATAAAAACGGAAAAATCCCCGATATTTATATTGTCGATGGAAATAGAACAGCTGGTAAAAGTTATTCAATCAAGTGTAGACAAGTTTCTGATTTTTTAAAGGATAAATACAGACCCGAAAATCAATTTATTTATCTATATAGAAATGTTGTCGATATGAAGAATTGTGTTGATACATATTTTGGTGATATATCTGAAAAATTTGACGGATATGTCATGACAGAAAAAAGTTTGATGAATGGTTCACTTGTACAGTTATTCCTAAATGAAGAGCCATGTGGATATTGTTTAGCTTTATCTGTTGCACGAAAATATAAAAAAATGCGCGGATTATTTGTAAATATCCGTTCTGTATTTTTTGACGAATATCAAGATGAAGATAATGTTTATTTGCCAAACGAAGTAAATAAGCTTTTATCATTACTCACAACTATTAGTGCAGGTCATGGAAAGCAACATAGAAGAGTTATGCTATATATGGCATCTAATACCGTATCATTGTTGAACCCTTATTATAGCGTTTTTGGAATCAATAAAATGTTAAAATATAATACTAAATTTTTACGCGGTGACGGTTGGGTATTTGAACGAACTTATAATGAAAATGCTTCAACCGCATATAAAGAAAGCGGTATAGCTAGGGCATTTCAAGATGCAAGTTATAACGAATACGCTAGTGAAAATAAATATTTGAATGACAATGATTGCTTAATAGGTAAACCTAGCGGACAATCACGATATATTTGTACAATTAGATTTAACGAAAAAATGTATAACGTGAGAAGATACGATACTTATATGTATATATCAACTGGTGCTGACGACAGTTTTCCAGTAAGAATATGCTTTACAAAAACTGATGTTATCGATAACACAGCTATCCGTGTAAATTCAACTCATTATATTGTAACGATGCTACGAGAATATTTTAATAGAGGGTTACTTTTATTTGAAAATTTGGAATGTAAGAACATGATATTTGATGTCATATCTTTTTAATGTTTCATGTGAAACATTGACATTTTGAAGTATATATGCTATTATAATATCGTACCCAAAATAATACGAACATTGTAATTGATATACGCGCACATAGACAAGCTTGCCGTAGAACGGATGCGCGGCGATCTTGAAGGCAAGCGCA